CTAGCAGGGGCTTGTAACACATATCGTTCTTCGGCTTGTAGGGTCATTTTGTTATACAAGCTAGTTGGGTCTCCGCATACTGATTGTGTGCAAACAATGGCTTGCCCGATTGCGTTGCCACTAGCGTCTACTTTGACCCATGCACCTCTTTCCTCTGCGCTCGCAGTTGTTGGAAATAACGCTATTGCAATTCCAATTATTAAGCTTTTTTTGCAGTTCATTCGTTTTCTCATATTCGATTTGCCTTAATAAACTCTTCGAAAGTGAAGAATAAATCAGGTGTTTCTACGGTTAGTTTTTCTACATCGATAGTTACTGGGTCGTATGATTCTTCGCTTCCTTCATCTCCAGCATATAATCCAAACCCACTTGTTTCATTCCAACTTTCTCCTATCAGTTGAGAAACTATGATTTTTGTGCAATACCCGGTTTCGCCCCAACGAGGTTTTGCTTCGTTAATAGCGTACGCCAAGTCTCGGAACTTACTATCTCCGCCCCAATGTGAATATAAAGTCAAATACTTGTCGCCTTGTTTGAAGGTGAAATTAGTCCTTGCTCCCATTATTTGCTCCTTGCGTCGCAGGTTGTCATATTCCCAAAGCAATATCCGTCGCCAACCCACCATATTTGGCTGGCTACTACATAAATGCCTATGGCTAATGCGCTCCAAAAGGCAATACGCGCTAATAACCGTAATCGGTAATAGTTCTTGGTTCGTTTCATGAGCGCTCCACTATTGTTCGGCAAGTTTCAGCGCACTTTTGTAAGCTATCTACTAACTCGATTGTTAGTTTTTCTTGATTGTTGCCTATAAATTGCGTTGCAATATTGAGAGTTTGCATAATCTGTATTAACTCCTCTTGTTTTATCCACATTATTTTGCCTCCTTAAAGTTGAAATCGCTTACTTCTATTTGCACATTTATCTCGTTATTGTTGAAATCCCAAGGCTCAGCAAGTTGGGCGTGAACTGATCTTTCAATAGAAGCTAATTCATCTTCCGTAAGCTCCCGATCGGTTTTTATGGTTATTTCTGTTTTGTAAGTTGCCATTATTTTGCCTCCTCTAACTGCTTGCCCCAATATTTTTGTAATACTGATGGGTCTTTGAACAAACGGTAGTCTGCGCCATCCCAAACTACTGGAGTTATATCGCCGTTCCTTCGTAGTTCTACGCCAGCGAAATACATAACTTTGTCGCCAAATTTGGCTGGCTGACCTAGGGTTGCGTCAGGTAATTTATGCGTGTAACTTGTCATGCGGAAGTTTTTTGCGAATTTAGAAGCTAGGTTTACACCATTGTCTCCAATTACTAATTTATCCGCTTTCAGGGTTATTGAGAAGTTTGTGCCGTATCTAGCATTGCACTTATCACTAACTAAATTGTTTTGTGCGTATAACTTTTCTGCGTGTTTGATAATTGCTAGTTGTATCTTGGAGCATAATGCTTTTGTTACTCCTTCGTTGGCATAAGCCTCGATCTTGAAAGAATAACCATCGCCATATCCGCTTTTTGCCTTACCTGCAACTAGCCCATGTGCCTGAAATACTGTTATGCAGAAGTCGCGCAGTTCTTTGTTTATTTTGACGGCTTCGTCAAAAGTTATATCGTAGTTCATTATTTTGCCTCCATGTTAGTTATCAAAGTCCAGCCACTTGACTGAACCGTTCCGCACTTATGGCATACACCAGAGCGGACATCCACATCTGCTACACAACTAATACACGCGGTTGCGCGCATAACTGGCTCGCCTTTGTGGAAATCGTGGTGTAATAACCATTGGTATTGCTTATTGAATTGTTTGCCACAGTCGAAGCACTCGTATATTTTTTTGGACATGGTTTAGTTCTGCCCAAATCCGTAAGTCCTTGCGGAGTGAGCGATATCTAATGCGTTCTTAGATTCTGCAAGAGTGTTTGTAACACTACGGATTTCTTCTCCAAGGACTAGCCACATTCCTTCAGGCATGCGCTCTGAAACTTTGATTAAACGCAGTAATACTTTTGTTAACTCGTTACTGTATAGGTCTAATTGTTTTGTTGTAGATTTTGAAGCTTGTAACTTTTCTGCCACATAACTGTTATGGTAGTTTGAATATAAGGGAGTTGTAGTTTCTATTCCTACTTCTCTTAACTTTTTTGCCATCTGTTGCCTCTCTGTTGGGGGATCTGCGATCCCTGTTGAGAGAATTGTCCTGCGCATGTCAGTTTTCGACAACTATTGGCGAGTAGCGTGTCCAATTTATTTTTTACTTGAGTATATTTATTTTTCTTATTTTATCCTTGGCTGAGTATGGTGATATCTAAACCGGGGGTTGCTCCGTATCTTTTTTTCGCTTGTACTTCCACCACTTGTCCGTCGTCTAAGTAGGCGACTCCTGTTAATGCGTCTAAGCTAGCGCGGATAAGTTTGTCTAAATCAGGTGCTACTGAAGGATAAGCTCGCTTTACTGTTTTTGGGCGTGGCATGGTGAATAATAAAATAATTATTATTGGGTCTGCCATTGGTATTGCTCCTGCTTGTTTTGCAGACCAAGCTATTGTCGAGCGCCAAACTGCTAGCGCAGATCCTTGAGAATGTAAAATCCTGCCGTTAATAACTTTCATCGAGCCTTGAGGCACTGGTATGCCCTCAGCGCGAAATTGGATCACAAAATTAAGATTACAGGTTCGTTTGTAATGTAATGTAGTGTGCCTTGTTTGTTGATTAAGTAATAATCCATATAGCCATATTTGTCTGGACCTTCTAAGTAATTTACCATCCAAGTATCCTGGTTAATTACGATCGTATCCCCAACCGAAACTTTTGTGGGTGCAGCCAGCGTAATAGACATTACTCCTCCTTGCTATATCCGTATAAGCGTAAGGGTTACGGATAATTTGAGCAAGTCAAAGTCTCTTTAGCGCCTCCTTCAAATACTCAGGCATGGGAACGGCTCTTTCTGCTTGTCTGCGTTCTTCTTCCTGCGCCTTGCGTTGCACCTCTTTTTGGATCTCTGATTTGCGCCGAGCCTCTAATAATTCTCTTGCTTTAAGCTCTTGAGGGCTTAATTTTCGAGGCGGTAAAGGTTCGTCTAGCCACCTTTCGCCGTTGAGCCATGTAGCTGGGTGAGGCGTGAAGCTTGGGTCTCGGTTAGGGTCTAATGCAAATCGTCTTGCGCCTTCTATTACCTCGGCTGGTTCGGTTATCTTTTCCCAAACTTTTCTTGCCGCACCTTTTGCCGTTTTGCGTGGGTAAACTTTCCAAAACTCATCAAAGGTTAATGTATCTATGGGTGGTTCTATTGAATGATTCATGGGGCGCAATTGTCGCCTCGCTGTCGGCGTTAAAGTCGCCTCGTCTGCGTCGCTGTTGTCGTCTCGTTTCTTGCGCGTAGACAAGGTGTCGCCTCGTACTTTGTTTAGGTTGATCTTGTATAAGTGAGGTCGCCTATCGTCTCGGCAAGTTATTGACCCTCCTTTACCTTTGTCCATGCGTAACCAACCCTCAGCCACAAGTTTATTAACGCATCTTTGTACTGTCCGTACGGTCAAGCTAGCGCGGTTTGCAATAGTTCGTTGACTAGGCCAAGCGTTATCCCCTTCGTCTGAGGCATGATCGGCTATAACGAGTAACACCATTTTTTCGCTAGTTGGTAGTTGGGTTCTCCAAACTTCCGACATTACGCGTATGCTCATCAATAACCTCCTGTAATTGTTCCCAACTAACTCCAAAACGCGCTAATTCTGTCCTTGCTTTGTTTACAATAGTGGAAGGCTCGCCTTTGACTAAGGCTCGTCTTTCATTCCCAGTTAATCCTCCCCATACTCCGTCTCTCTCATGTTGTAAAGCGTATTCGAGACACTTGCTCCATATTGGACAAGCTAGACATATTTTGCGTACTACCCCGACATCTATCCACTCTAATACCTTTCGGTTTTCTTCTACAATGAAAAATAAATTAGTTGGCGCTCCTCTGCATGCGGCCTTTTCCCAATTTACTTTGTTGTACCGGGGCATCCGATCTCCCCACTTGCGTCGTAAAACTTACAATATTTAGAACAAAAGGCTGGGTAGTTTTCTGCCGGAGGCATTGTTTTATTTTTTGCAAGCTCGCGCGTATCTGCTAACCAGAGTAACGCTTCCTGCGCCGTCGCCTCATCGTAATTTTCTATATGGACTTTTATATCTGCCATATCTGCGTCTCTTGGTATTGCTACCAGCGCTACCTGTTTTACCTCATGCTCATTATTATTGAGCAACCAACCGTAAAGTTGTACCTGCCATCTTTGTTGTTGGCTTGGAAAATAGCGCAAGGATTTCTTTTTTGTAGTTTTCCAGTCTACGACCATACCCAAATCTTTGATGTATAAATCACAATGTCCTTTTAATCCTTGGTGCTCAAATTCTTCCTCAATAATAAAGTTATCTCCAAAAGGGTCTTCGCGCTTAATTGCTTTACTTATTCCTGAATGTATAAAAGTTCCTAGGATTGCCGCTAAGGACTCTGTCTCATTATTGGTTATAGGTTGGTCGGTGAGTTGATAATACACCTGCCTACGGCAACCTCCGACCGAAGAAGGACCTATCTCTACCTGCTTTGATCGGTCTCTGTTGCGGTCATAAGCAGTTAAAGATTTGGCTAATAAGTCTTGTAAGTTCATCGCGTCTCCCAAACTAATTTTAATATTTCTCGTCTTATATTTTCAGGTATTCGCCCATGGATTTGTTCGATTACTGGCAGATTAAGAGTCAATTCCTCTATTATTACTGACCGCCAATACATCTCAAATATATTGGCGATCGCGTCATAAGAGTTTTGTTCGTCAACTCTCACAAACATAGCGTCATTTTTTATATAAGCTACCGTCTGATCGTGTTGGAAAACTGGGTGGGTCATTTGAAGTTTTCTGTGATTTTTTTTAACGCTTCTTCTTTACTTAATTCAGGATACATTTTCATAGTTGCTTCTATAAAAGCTTCTAGCATACTATTTCCTGCTGGAGTTAAAGAATAATTGTCTCCTTCTTGACTCATGCAACATCCATCGCTGTTCTCACGGAAGTTCCAATTGATCTTGCTATATCTACTTGCGTTTTTACGCGTGAAGCGTTTGCGCGTTGAGATCGCACCGTTGCCTCAAGTGAAGCTAATTGAAAGTGCAAGTCTTCGCATTGGATTAGAGCCATATCTTCGCGCTCTTGCACGGTGTAATTCTTGCCGTTAGGGGCAGACTTAGACGCATAAGTCATTCTTGCTCTTGCTAACTCGATTTCGTAGGTAGCCTTGGTTTCAAAATATGCTTTTTCCACCGTTGCTAAGTTTTGTTGTATATCGTCTATCTCTTTAGATAAGTCATACAACCTTTTTTCTACTTGCGCTGGAGTTACAACATTACTCATTTGCCATTTCCTCCTCGTCTAATTCAGTTACGCTTTCTGCAACATCAGCCATAGTTGGTACTGATTTTAACTTGTTCTTTTTTTCTACATCTAATACCTTCCATGCGTCTTTTGCTATATCAAACGGATCTGGAATTAGTTGGTATCCAGCGTTTTCTAACGCTTGACCACAAGCTATTGGGTCTATATCTAATTCTTGCGCCAAGCGTGTGATAGATACTTGTTGATGATTTACTGCCACTATCCAACCCATACTTGGCTCAAACTTGTTTTGTTTATTACTCATAGCAACATATCCTCCTTCGTAGCGCGCCAAACAATACATGCGTTGCCTTTTTTGTTTTTACGCGTAATACCTGCATCAGCCACTAAGTTATTTTTAACTAGCGACCCACGCGAAGGTCTTACTGTATTGCCGTCTAAGAACAACGACGCTTCTATCTCTTGATCTGTTGCTCCTGTTAAGCCACGATTTAATATAAACTCGTAAACTTTTCGGTTGATCGAACCTATTTGCGGTTCCACTTTGAGTTTTGCTTCTAATGATGTTCTTTGTATCATGATAAGCTTTTGACTCTCGCGTTTAATGCGTCTTTGAGGGTTGTACCATTGACTGGTATTTCTAAGCTAGTTGCCTCGTTTGTCCATAATTGTCGAAGCGTTGCTAAGTTATCTACCGTTTGTATATCTTCAATTATTTTGCCTAACCTTAATACTTCTTCAGGAGAATATACTTTAGGTGGGGCAATTGGTTTGCGCGGTTCGCGCTCATATCGCTCTACCTTTTCCATTTCTTCTCTTGAAGGTCTTTTCATGCCAGCGTAATTGCATTGGGCTAATGCGCGGCCAGTTGAACTTGTCTCGCAGTTTTCTAACGCACTAGATTTATTTACTGGGCTTGCGCCAACTATTTCTTCAGCATGTCCGCTTGATACTGGAGTGCTATCTTCTCTATCAAAATATATTTCTGTCTTACAAATAAAACGACGCTCATCGTGATAAACCAATTCTGTAAGCACTCGCCCCTCAGGGTGATCTGCCCAAAATCGCGTTAACCTGCTTTCCACCGTTTCATACGAATCTAGATCGAAACGACCCATTTCTGCCTTCTTTCTTGTAGGGGATTCTGATGAATCCTGTTAGGATAATTATGCCTGTCGAATTACGGAAAACCTAGTTAATTTGATAGATTTGTCTTCGGCGCGCCCTTTGTAATTAGTGAGAGGATTAGGCATGACTACCCTTGTCGCAATTCAAAATGAAGATTGGTGTTTGATAGCTGCCGATTCGCAGTCTACCGACTCTGTTAGAAAATACGATATTTCGCCAACAGGCAAAATCAATTTGAATAATGGTTATCTGTTTGCTTCGGCTGGATTAGTCCGAGGTCAAAATCTTCTTGCTTTTGGTTGGACTCCACCGAAACCGCCGAAAAGTAATTTAGATAAGTTTATTACTGCCACTTTTATTCCTGCCATGCGTAAGTTTTTTATGGAGGCTGGCTACGATATGAAAGACGACGGCGATATAGCAAGCTTTGAGAACGACTTGTTGGTTGGAGTTAGTGGAGTAATTTATAGTATTGACTCTACCTATGCGTGGGAGCGCACGGCTGGAGTTGTCTACACGGCTGGCTCAGGCGGTTCGTATGCTATGGGCGCACTTGACGCTTATCAAATAGAAGACAAAGAAGAATATGAAGAAGCTATTGCAATTGCGGTGCGCTCTATAGAAATTGCTATTAAGCGTGATCCGTACTCAGGCGGTAGGGTGCAAGTTGCAATTCAACACCGTAACGGTAAAAGTTTTATTGAGACACTAGACGACGAATAATCCACTCAACTACTGGAACTGCCACCGCATTGCCCATTTGTTGGTAGCGGTGTCCGTCTGTTTGCCCTTCCGTCCAATTGTCCGGAAACCCTTGTAGGCGCTCGCATTCTAAGGGGCTTATTCTTCTTACTGTTGAGTTTTCACAAGCTAGCATAGGAGTATTCAACCCACCAGTACCCATATATCCAGTTAAAGTATTCATGGTGTCTTCTTGTATTCTTGCTCCGTCTGATCTATGAGGGTCAAACACAATTACTGTTGCTCTTATATCTGTATTTTCAAATCTATTGAGCGTTGGTACTACTTGTCCTTCTTTCCAAGATTCATAATCTTGATCGTTTTCTGCGCGCTTGGCTTTTGTCCAAGTTACTACTAAATTGTCTTCTTGTCGTTTATGACTAGAAGCGGTTAAAGTACTTACTTGTTCGGTATATCCTGCGAAGCTAGATCGCCCGAAATTAGCTGCAACGCTTTCTGAAGCTTCGGAGGGAGTGTTTTCTCTCGTCGGTTTGCCCTTCTTAATATTCCCTCTGCGGCTTTTGCCGATATCGAGTATTTCCGCAGGTGTTCTCCCATCGTCTCCAAGACATCCAACAATGAAGATTCTACGGCGTCGTTGGGGTACTCCGAAGTGTTGAGCGTCAAGAATCCTGTACGCGACCCCATACCCGAGTTCAACCAACGCCCCGATAACGATTCCCAAATCTTTTCCTCCGTTTGACGACAATAAACCGGGGACATTTTCGAGGATAAACCATTTCGCTTTTGTTTCGCTAAGTAGTCTATGGATTTCCCAAAATAAGCCTGAGCGTTCTCCAGCAAGTCCTGCACGCTTTCCTGCGACGGATAAATCTTGGCAAGGGAATCCGCCGACAATAATTCCATCTGAGTTAAATCCGTATCTGAATAATTGTTCTCCTGTGACATCTTTTACATCCTCCAATAATTGAGACTTCGGGAAGTGTTTTGCTAATATCCTGCGCGCGTTTTTATTGATTTCAACTGAAGCTATTACATTTATGCCGTTGCGCTCTAAGGCTAAGTCAAAGCCTCCTACTCCTGCGAATAATGAAACTGCCTTCATTACATTAAACCAAAATTAATACAGCACTCAATAATAAATTTATACATTTCCAAGTCTAATAAGTGAAATTGTAAAGCCCAGTATATTTGTTCCATTCTGCCTCCTTCTCATAATTATCTTGTTTTTATTATTTTAATCCTTGAGGCGCGCCGTTTTAATCTAACCATACTTTGTAGCTGGCAGTTACTCTGCCCTTTTCAGGGTCTACAAAATGTAATCTTTGTGAGGGCGTTGCGCTAGCTGCCAGCATTACTCCTGCGTACCTATTGTCGCTTTCTGTCGAACCTGTTTGATAGACACTACCTTGTCCGTTTGCCATAGCCCATTCTGAGTGTGTGTGATAGTGACCGATATAGACATCTCTAAACTCCCAAGGATAAGACCCTGATCTCCATTTATTAGCGTGTTGAACAATTGCTCCTGGTGAAGCGAATCCATTTCTGCCTACCTCGTCTCCATGAATTAGTAATGCTCTGTAATTGCCTATCTCTACCCTTTGTATATCTTCAGGGCATTCTTGCCAAGTTAATCTTTTCTCTCCAGCCAATAATTGTCTTGCAAGCTCGTAGCACATTCGGTCAAAATTATCTGATCTTGGAACATTGTCTCTTTTCGAACCTATCCTGCCATGGTTGCCCCATTCCGGAACTACTTTAACTTTTTTGTAATTGGCTAACGCAAACCGTACTACATCTACGCATAATCTTGAAACATTTACATATTGCTCAAATAAGGTTGCGTCGATTTCAAAAGCTTGGCTAGGAAAGTTAAATAACCCTTCCACCATATCTCCGCCGAACATGATTACTGCTTCATCTACCGGGTGGTCTGCTCTTTGTATTTCTGTAATTCGTACTGCTTTTTCTGCGAACGCCATAACTCGTTTTACCATAATATCTGAGTTGTATGAAGTTGTTTTTTTTGCTCCTTGCCAGTCGGTTAAGTGCCATAGTGCTACTTCTTGTTTCTTTTTCAAGCTACTAATTTTAGGTTCGGGTATTGGCGGTATTGGACCAGCAGCCATAGTTGCGTCGTATGCCGCTTGATGGGTTGCTTCCACTAAATCGTTAACTTTTTGTTTTGTTTGTATTAGTTTTTTTTGAATTCGCATTAACGCCCTGCGTAACTCCAATACATCTGAAGACTCAATTCCTTCAGGCACTTCGTCCAACTTGTCTTTAAGACTCATTATTCAACACGATTTCCCTGCCATGTATTGTGTAGCCCAGTTTGTCTTGCCAAGAATCATCATGAGTTGGGTTTGCTAGGCATCTTACTGACTTGTAAGTGTCCAACATAATAGCTACTTTCCAAGCTGGTATATCTTCTAATCCCAATATTGCTCCCCACATTCGCCCAGTTAAAGTGAAGTTTTTTTCTGCGTCGCCAAATATAGACTGACGCTCTTCTAATATGCCGTCTATTTTGCGACTAGGCATCTGCATTTTCCTTGTCTATGGTGATTTAATGAAGGTTCTCCAATTCGGTATCCTTCTTGCCTTAACGCGGTGATAATAGTTGTTGTTGCGTAATTGTTTGCCAATGCTTTATTTATGGCTTCTTGATCTTCGTTTGTAAGCTTGTTATACATTTTTATCCAAGGGCATTGGTAAGTACTTTCAAATCTGTATTTTTCTATACTCTCGGCTAAACTCATATTGCCTCCTTGGGGATAATCGTAGCAATAAACCTGTTGATAACCTAGTAGAGACACGCGCCAATAATAAGACCCCCACTATTGCTAATGAGGGTCTGCCTTGCGTTAGGTTAATTATTTTTCTGTTTTTTTAGATTTTGCAGCTAACTTTTTAATCTCTGCCATAGACTTGTCGGCAATAATGCCAAAGTCTGTTTCGCTTGGGTCGATCCACTTGGCAACCGGGGCAAGTAAAGCTCCGCCTAATACTGCTAATTCAGGTCTGATATCTGCTACTAAAGCTAATGCCAATACAAACGCCGAAGCTAATACCGCTCGCAAATAACTCTTTAACATTTTCTTTTTGGTTTCGTCAATTTTAATCTTCATATTTCTCCTTATGGTCGCGCTACGCCCAAGACTAGGGAGTAAGCTCTTTTCTTAGCATACACGCCTCCGCCGTTGGCTTGCGAGCCTTTGTCTGAGGTATTGCCTTCAATGGTTTTTAATGTTTTTATTCTTTTCATGTTCTTGGCAATTATACCCACATGATCGGGTTCTGCGTCTTTATCGAACTGAAAGAAGACAATATCGCCTTCTTGGGCGTCTCCGATTGGCACTAATTTATTGTGTTTTGCGAACCATTTTAATCCTGCGTCGCATGAGGAAAATCCTTTTTTTGTTTGCGCTGCTATTTTTTGAGTCTCTCCTGTTTGAGCGAAACACCAAGATACAAACATGGCACACCAAGGTTGCCGATCTGCGCCATACCATTTTCCATACATATTGCTATTGTCGCCTGTTTCTGCATAACCTATTTGTGAATTGGCTATGTTGGCTACACTCATTTTCTTAAAGCCTCTTTTACTAAATCTGTTAATAATTCTACTTTTTGTTCTAGTGCATTAACGGTGTCTTTGAGGCTAGAGCCTCCATTCGGGCGAAGTTCTGATAAATAATGTTTTACTAAATGTCTGACCACAATTGCAAGTGTTCCGACTAAAGTGCATACGCTAACTGCTAATCCAGCCCATTCGTTTGTAGTCATAGTAATCTTTCAGTTAGAAATTATAGTTACACATTATAGAACGGAATCTTCCTGTCTGTACCGCCAATTTTAATTATTACATACCCAAGTGGGGTGGCTGGTAATGCGCTTGCGCCACCTGCTGCACCAATTGTTACGGCTGTTCCTGTTGTAGAAAAGTCAAAAGTGCCTACGGTTGTTGTTCCAGTAGAGGTTAAATTAGCAGCCGATACCGTTCCCACGCTGGCTGTTAAACCTCCTGCGGTTGCAATAAAACTACCTGCGGTTGCAGTAATGTTACCTGTTGTTGCCGTCATACCTGTTCCTGCCGTAACGGTTGTTCCTGAACTTACGCTTCCAGCCGTAGCAGAAATGTTGCCTGTACTTGCCGTTAAATTACCGCTAGTTATTGTTGCTCCATTAGCAACGCTTATGCCCTGAGAAAATGTTTGTAACGCTGTAAAGGTGGTAGCAAACGCGCTTGTAGATATGGTTTGCACGGCAGATAATAAAGTTTTTAAACTGCCTATTGTGGTGTTATACCAAATATCACCAGTGCGAGCATTTGTAGGGTCGGTAGTTACACTAGGAGCTGTGAACCTTACGGCTGTTTCTAGTTTGCGCACTCGGCTCTCTATATCTGCTTGGATAGTTCTTAGATCAGGGGGTTGATTTATGTATGCCATGTTGCCTTAGTTGGTTGTAGTAGTTAAGGTTAAGGTTACTCTTTCAGGACCATTTTCACCTGGTTGGACATTTAGTCCGACTAATCTATAAGTAGCGTCTAATGTAGTTGGAAAACGATTATCTGTAATTACAACACGCACATCGTCTCCTACGCTATAAGTTCCAAGCTCTGGAGATTGGTAAGCTGGTACTGCCATGCGTATTGTTGTCGGTGGATAAGCTACTGCGTTAACTTGTCCAAGTGTTAATTCTGCCAATAAAGTTGCGTCTGTGATATCTGAATAATTGGCTTGTTCTTCTAATAATGGGAAGCCCTCCGCCAGTATTGCAGCGTTTGTTTGTGTAGTTAAAAGCTTGCCTTCGTTTGAACCTGCGCCTAATCCATATATGGTGTTAGCTGCTACTGATCCGTCTTCAGGGTAAATATACTCCACGATATTGCTAGCTGGGAGCGCGAACACTGGTGCGGTTATGCTGGTCTGCGAATAGACCGTTCCTATTCGTGGATAGCCTAATTTTAAGGTTTTGGAAGGCACTCCTGATATGTAAGAAACATCTATTAAAAAATCAAATCCATCTTCCGCCCTAGATAGGTCTTGTAAAGCTGCGTAAACTTGTTTATATTCATATCCGTAGAAAGTTCTTGAGACCAAAATGCCGGAAGTTTCTGTACCTACTATTACCCCAATATCTCCACTAGCTGCCGACTGAGCCGTATTTACTAAGCTCTGCGCGATAGTTAGTTGGTCTACATTTGTGAATACGGTATCTGTCGTTATTCTTCGTCGCTCAAAATATGATTCAAACTCTCTTGCCGTTAGCGTTAATTGTTGCGTGGCTGAATTGTATTCTCGCCCCCATATAACTCCACCCCAAACCAAGCTACCGTTACGATCTACATATATTGCGGTTCGCGCTGGGATCGTAGCGTCAGGAACATTTAGCCCTGCGGAATTAACTCCTGATAAAAGTAAATGCCCAGTCAAAGTGCCAGCTTGGTTTAACTGTTGATTAAAAGATACTCCTGTTAAGGGTAGTTCTCCTAATAAATCATTAGTCAATAAGTCTGCGAATAGGTAGCGGTAAATAGTAGCCATTATGTAATTCTATACGAAATGTTTTGTAATTGCCGTTATTGCTAATACGCACCACGCAATATTAAAATAGATTATAGTTGGGAGAGTTTTAATTGTTGAGGTTGCTATAAGCGTAATACTGGAAACAAAAGCAAAAACATATAACCACCACCATTGTCTGCCTAATAAAAGCCCTGGCACAATAATTACAAGTTTGGTTGAAAAAGCCCAAAATTCAACAATATTAACTTTACTCCAGTAAGACCGCTTAAATAATTGTTGCGTTACAAAAGAAATATCATTAAGTTTCACGCAGCCCCCCTAACGCTCTAAGCATTACACCGTGATTTACGGCTTGACCTGCTGCTTGCTTTTGGAGAGATTTTCTAGCGTCATAATATGAAGCGTAGTTATCCCACCCATTATCCTCAAAAGATTGTTTAATGCGTTCTTTATTAAGACGGTTTAACCCGTATGAAACCTCAAACCAATTTGATAAATGAAATGCCCTATGCCCTGTAACGCTTTGATAGTCAATATTACGGGGTAACGCAAACTCCCATTTTTCTAAAGCCTTTTGTAATGTTTCGGGAGCATTTTTTATGTCTTGAAACTTAGCCCAAAACGGAGTGTCGGTTCTGTAACCCATGTAATGAAGATATACAAAGTCAATAACTTCTTTCATCCATTCATTAAAACGATAATTAAAATCGTCTGCAATTCTTTGGTCTTTAGTAAATAACTGAGCGGGGTCAGCACAAATCATTTCTACCATTAAAACAGTTGTCCAAATAGATGAAGCTTCTAATGGTTCAAGGAACGCTGAGGCAACACCTAACGCAATACAATTATTTATCCAAGGCGTTTTTGTATAACCTGCACGAAAAGCAAAATGACCACCCCACTCAGGCTCAAATCCTAAATAGTTAATAACTTCTTGTTTGGCTTGTTCTCTCGTTATATATTTATTGTCATATACATAACCGCAACCAAATCTATGTTGAAGTGGAATTTTCCATATCCAACCATAATCCATAGCAATTGCTTCTGTATATGGTGGAATTTTGTCATGCTCGGCAGGTGGTAAGAAAAATGGTTGTGCGGAATTAACTGTTAATTTATCATTAACGCTAACCCATTCCCCTTTGTAATGTTTGCCGTTAATAAGTTTGTAAAATCCTGAGCAATCAAATACAAAATCTACATTTACGGTTAAGCCATTATCTAAAATTAATGTTGTAACATTATCGTTATCATCGTTTTTAATTTCTGTAACCTTGCCCTCTTTTAAGATAATACCTCTTTTGACGCCTTCTTCTTTTAAGAAAGAAGCAACCTTAACCGCGTCAAAGTGAATAGCAAAAGGAGCAAGTTGATTAAAGTTTTGAATAGGATTAACAGAAGGGTCTATGTAATCTTTAACAATATGAGGCGTTTTATATTGCTCACATAATAAGGCGGGAAAATCTAATTCTTTTGGATTTTCTTCTCGCATAACGGCAGTATGATAAAAAAGATTACTGTGATTAAAATTATGTTCAAAACTAGCATAGGCATCTCCGCCTAATGAATCATCAAATGTGCCAAAATTGTGCCAATAATATTTGCCATCACCTGACCAGTTGGTAAATTTACCACCGTGTTTTAAAGTGGTTCCTGTGTGTTTAACAAAATCAGATACGGGTATGTTTAACCAATTCATTAAATAAACAAAACCTGGTGTAGTTCCTTCTCCTGCCCCTAAAATACCTAATTCTTCACTTTCTATAAGGGTGATTTTGTTATTAGGCATAGCCTTTTTTACAGCTAATGCAGTAATCCAACCTGCTGTACCGCCTCCTACTATTACTATGTTTTTTGTCATTTACGCCCCCTTCTTGTTAATACTAGACTATTCTCAAATTATATGCCATTCTAGGCAAGGGGGTATTATGATAATTAAATTTAATGCAATAGATAAATTAACTTGGGAAGTCAAAGATAAGCCAAAACCAGCGTCAGCATTTGTGCCTAATTGGTGGAAAGATATGCCTAGTTTTTCGGTTGGAACAAAATTTGATTTAAACCCAAGCGCTAATGTAACAGCAAAAAAATGTTTTCCTTTATTAGATAGTATTACTGCTGGTTATATTGTAACTTTATGGGCAGATATTTTAGTAACTCAAGCTTCTAATGGATCTCCATATATTAAATGGGCAGTTCAAACAGATGTTTTGCAAGCGTGGGCGCATCAACAAAGCCAAGGGTATGAAATTCCTGAAGGTTACGATAAAACAGTATTTAAAAATTATCATGGGTGGATTATTGAAACTCCTAAAAATTATTCTTGTCTTATTACACACCCTATTGGTTTTCCAAATTTACCTTTTAGAACTTTAACTGGAATTGTAGATACCGATAAATTAAAAACTGATGCAAATGCTCCGTTTGTTGTTAAAAAAGATTTTGAAGGCATAATAGAAAAAGGAACGCCTATGTTTCAAATCATACCTTTTAAACGCGATAAATGGAAATCTGAATTTGAATTTAAAGATGATTATTTTATGAATGGAGAAAAATTACATAGTAAAATAATATCTTCTTACGGAAGATTTTTGCGTACAAAAAAAGAATATACTTAAATATTTAATTTAAGTGCATCTTCTTGTGTTAAAATTTTTACTTCGGGTTTAACAGGTGAAATAAATACTTTTTTTTCTGCATCATAAACCCAACCAATACCGCAATCATTTTGCGTTTTGTATTCAACACATGTTGCCTTAGTAACGGTTTCTGCTATTTCTTTACTTTCGGCTACAATAATATTAATCACAACATTATTTTCTACTATTGCAAATAAACTCATGTCATTCCTTTCGGTGGATAAAATTTACCATTTTCATAAGTTCCATTTACCCATGCAGGGCTATTTTCGGGTGTCATTGGTATTAAAGTTCTTCCATTTGCAAAAATTTCTAATTCATTTAAAGGTGCGTCTGGTGTAATAGCATACGCAACTGTTTTATTATCATAAGCTAGTAATGCCCACATACTAATACCAAAGAGTTACAAAACCACCAGTGCCACTGCCACCAGTAGTTCCTGCAAATGTACCCGTCCCAGTACCATTAGTAGAACCGCCACCACCACCGCCACCAGCGCTATTTCCCGTAGCGTTGTTTCCATTAAGTCCTGTTTGACCACCTGTTCCAGCACCACCATTGCCACCAGTTCCACCTGCGCCAGTGTAACCTCCGCTACCCGCAGCTCCACCAACGCCTCCTAATGACCTAGTTGATTGTTGAATAGTACCGCCACCACCACCGCCACCGCCACCACCTATGTTAATTGCAAAAGAAGATGTTGAACCTGCTCCAGTTCCTCCTGTTTGAAGATTGCCGTCAACTGTTGAAAAACCAGTTCCGTTTCCACCATTTGCTCCATTGTTTCCAGCAGTGCCACCTGTTCCGCCAGCGCCACCAACGCCTCTTACTTGAGTATTATTATTCCAACCACCACCGCCACCGCCACCACCGCCTGAACCTCCTGCTCCACCTAATTGTCCAAAAAATTGTTGTTGCGCTCCACCTATTGCTCCACCTGCTCCAGTAACAACTCCACCACCAGCAGCGCTAAATCCACTTAATCCAACTTGTGTGGCTCCACCTGCCGTTTGAGCACCACCACCAGCGCCAATAGTTACACTTAAAGATCCTGAAGCTAAAAAACTACCAAAACTCATATAACCAGCGCCACCGCCAGCGCCACCACCACCAGCGCTTCCTTGATTACCAGAAACGCTTTCACCAGGACCACCGCCAGCACCACCACCACTACATATTGCATATACAATTTTTACATCATTCCCAAGGCTTACTGTTGAAGAAGTTGTATAAGTTTGTTGCAATTTTATACCTGCTGGTAGCGGTAATTGTGTTATACCCATTTTGCTCTCCCCTTAAACTATCGTTATGCCTGATACTTGGCAGTCTATTTGAGGAATATTTGTGCCAACAGAAATCTTTTTAGTTGTTGCAAAGAATTGTTTAATGTCTAAAAATGTTGAAGCGTTTGCACCAATAGATAATTGTTTTGCTACTGCTATTCCGTCAATAGTCATATTGACTTGTGCGCTTGCAGTTGTTGGATTAGAAAATACGGCATTAGTTACAATTCCATTTGTAGAGGCTGCTAAAGTATAAACATCAGGAAACTTACCAAAAGCGCCTTGCGAAAGGGCTGCGGAAGCAAGAGTTTGAGTAGCGGAGGTAAATGTAAATAATGTTGCTGATGGAACGGCAGTAACTACATAAGTGCCTTCGGTTGCAGCGTTTCCACTATTTACATCAACAATATCTCCGATAGCCAAACCATGAGCAGAAGAAGTGGTAATAATTGCAGTGTAATTAACAACCGCGTGGTTAGATAATGCACCACCAACAGTTACTCCTGAATTAAAAATTGCTGAAGCGTTAGGGGTCACGGAAGCAGAACCAATATTTCCTGTTGTAACTACATAAGTAGCAGTATTGTTAGCAGGAAATGAATTAACTGGGAATAGCCCGTCATAAGACGCGCCTACGCCTTGAACATTTATTAGAGTTCCTACCTGCGTTAAGCCGTGGTTAGAGCCAAAAGTAAGTGTGACTAAGTTTGATGTTAGTGCAGCCGTTGTAACTGTACGCTGAACATTTGTTGTGCCATAAGCAGGATTGCCTCTAAAAAATACTGCTGGGGTATTAGTTGCCATTTAGTATGCTCCCATAATGAACTCGTATTCAAGACTTGCAGCGTCTATTCCACCTGTGAGTAGATTACCACTAGAATCAAATCCGTTCAGGATTGACCCTGAACTGTTAAGAATTTGTAATGCGTTGCCTGTTTGACCTGAAGCTAACTGGATTCTGACTGGTACTAAGCTTGATGAAGAAGTGCCTAAAACTACTTCGTCTATCTCGGTGCGAACTCTAGTATCTGTAATGTTTGCGGTAACGATAGTCGTTACACCTGCGCCTACCGCTACGGTAGCCAAAGAAATTGAATTAGTTGGGGTAGCTGGCGCGACCGGGCTTCCTGCCGGAGTTCCTGCTACTACATTGACTACGACATTATTAGTTACTCCTGTATAGGCTGAATCATTTATGGTTAAACAAACTCGGTCAATTCTAGGATTTGTTGCGTCTGCCGTAGTAATTGTTCCTGCTACTGCTGCATCATTAAATACTGAATAAGCTCCCATATTGGAGGTGTAATTTCCAACAATAACTGCCCAACCTGCTGCAATAGATACGCTCATAGCAGGAGGTGAAGATTGCGATACGGCTAAATCGTTTGTTCTGCGAACTCCTGTTTGCGCCCAAGTTATTTGGCTCGCTGTTAAACGGTCATTTTCGGCAGAGTGAGATCCGTTTTGTAGCCAACTAGGGGGTAATCTGAGTGCCATTTATTCTCCTAAATATAGGCGTTGCGCCAAGTTATTGTAGCGGAAGTAGCACCTGTTGTACCTGTTCCATAATAATAGAACTGACTTGTACCTGGTGGGGCGGTAAGCCATGTTGAGGTTGCGGTTAATAAATTACGAGCTGGGCTTCCGTCTAAAGTTACAGTTTTATCCAATAAATTTATTACGCAGGTTTCAACATCGGCAAAAGTGTAATTGAAGAACATATATTGCCCTTGGGTGTAATTGCCAAATACTGGGTTTGTTATAGGACCATTGAAAGTGATTGTTGGATATGTGGTCGCCCAACCACTATTTAAAACGCTTGTAAACGGTGCGCTTCCTGATAGGTATACAAGTGGGTAAACCCTTGGATATACACGCCCTAATGCACCTCCAAGGGTCATAGAAGCGGTCTGTAGAGTACTGTCGTAGATAAGTGGTATCGGGCAATAAAACTCTACTTGGCAAGTGATTAAGCCATAAGTGTAATTAGGGTCTACGGTTGTTCTTAATCCTCTTACACGCGCTTGTATGAATTGTTCTCCAGCAGCTGGAGGTAGGTAGAAATATAGTGGGGTTGTTCCTGTGACTGAAGGCAATAAGGCTGCTTGTAAGGTATTGAAATTGGTCTGCGCTGAGGTTGCTCCAGAAGCTAATACTTGCATTGTAATACTGATCGTTCTTGCTCCTAAGAAATCTTGACCTGTAAACATACCGTCGGCGTATCCTCGGTTGTCGTCTTGGTTTCGTATTACTGGTAGTCCTTCTAATCCGTCTACGGACAATATCTGAAACGCTGATCCTTGACCGCCAAAAGCTTGTGAATTAAATGAAAATTGATAAGGAGTTGTTATTGGCATTATCTATTACTTCCAGTTGTAACTGTTTGCCCGAATCTGATGGCGTTTAAAGTCGCTTGAGTTATTTCGCTTGCGCTCAAGTTGGAAGACAAGTTGTTTGTAATATTGATATTAGCCGCTTTTTCATCTGCTGCTTCTTTTGCTTTGAATCTTGCGTAATCAGCAGTCAAATCTCTGTTGCTCAGGCTAGATAATGGGTCATAAGGCGTAAGAGGTTTACCACCGCCACCGCCACCGCCACCGCCACCCAAGCTAGCCATTAAAGTCGTTAAGGTTGTAATAGCCGTAATTGTTTCTTGGATTTCGCTATTGATAGCAGACAAGGCTTGAGTGAAGCTATCTTGCATATCTGCGAGGACTCTGTCTAGGTCTTTCTTGGCATCGGCTAAAGACTCAGCAAGCTC